TATCCTCATCCTCACTCTAACTCTATTATACGTAAGACGTTGAAAAAGTATTTGAGTCGAGATTTATTCGTACAATCCTGAATAGCGAGGGGTATAAAATCTTTACATAACTCTCTGGCACATTCCATCTGCCAAGCACTCTTCATATTTACATGGGGTGGTTGGAACGTTGGGTCTAGAATCCTCATCGCATGCATGATACGAACCCATGTTCTGTCACTTTGTTCATAACTCAACAAATTTTCGAAAATGAGTTCAGCCATGCGTTGCCTTACCTCTAGAGTTTTCGTGACCATCGTTTCAAGAAACTTCTCATAGGGGATAGATTGCTTACTAGACTCTAAATAGACCCAGTTTGCTAATGGCTCTGCGTTAATATAGTCTGTGTAGGTTGCATACCCCTTTCCTTTCATGTATCTCTCGTATGTAATTTCAATGTAAGCGAGGTCACATTCGACATCATGTATGGATTTAGCAGATTTGAGAAACGAGGTCATGTATCTTTATATGAAAACAATTCTCTAAGTACTATATAGGAATGGAATTTATAATCATTTTACTAATACTCAGTGTATGTTCTATTATATTTGCAACAATCGGTGGGGCCGCTTGGTTTTTTACCAGACCCATCCCAGGTACAGAATGTACAGGTGAGGACCCAAATGCTCGGTATGAAATTGATGAAAATGGAAAATGTGTTTTTGCTAGTTGTAAGTCAGGATACGAATTTGATGACAACTCATGTGTAGTTGTAGAGAAAGAGGCGGTGGTGGAGGCCGTGGATGCGGCGGTGGAGGCCGCGGATGCGGTGGATGAGGAGGAAGTCACACCCCGTGCCAACTACGTATATGATGTCAGTATAAATGTTAATAGTGCTGATCCCACGGTAGCAGCTGCCATTAATCAAATTAGACTTGATGATGTAGCCGTCATCCCAGATCAAATAGAAATTCTTTCACCTGTAAATGGAGAAGAATGTTTAGTCCGTGGTGGTACTGCTTGTGATGATCCCGACGCGATGGGTTTAACTGATGATAAACTCCTCTCCTATAGTTCATGGAAAAAGGGTACATCTGGCCCCATTGAAGGAACCACAATATTTAGTATATCATCGGAAACTAAAGTTAAAAAAATTACCATAGATTTTTTGAAGTCTAAATTTGCGCCAGGTTTAATGGTCAAAGAAAATGGTGTAGTAAAAGCATTTGATACCACTAATCAAGGTAGTTCTGATAGTAACGATATGATCATAAATTACTACCTTATTGATGAAGCGGAAGCCTAAGTGACACCAAACCAATATAAAAAGTATGTCCAAAAATGTACTCTTCAATTGCCAACAATAGTTTTTCGTATCTCCTAACCTTGGATGAGATGCGAAAAGCTCTACCCGAAGATATTAGACCCTCGTGGGTAAAAATTACAACGATCACTATGGTTTCAAGCTTTATGCAGCAAATTGATATAAAGCGCCTCCGCAGCAAGTTTGAGGAGATTGGGTCCTACAAATTGAGACGCGAGGGAACTACAATCGATGGTTTTGAATGGAAGCTCAAACCCACGACCTTCTACAACCAGGTGACTCTCACCTACCATGATACCTACAGTACCAAGTCTGTCAAGGTGTTCCCCAATGGGAGCATCCAGGTAGCGGGGTGTTGTGACCTCTTTGATTGCAAACGGATCATCACTCAAATCATTCATATTTTCAAAACCTTTTTGGATTTGAAAATTGAGGTTCCCGAAGATTCGTTCCGAGTTGTCATGATTAACTCGAACTTTAGTCTCAACTACCACATCAACTTACTGAAAGTTGCTGACTGGTTCGAGGAGTACAATGACATTTTCAAAGTATCATTTGAACCGGATAGATATTCGGCGGTTAAGATTAAGTTCAAACCAGCTCATGAAATGAAAGAGATCACATGCAGTATCTTCAGTACTGGGAAAATCATCATCACCGGTGCAGAGACCCTCAAGGAAATTGCATTTGCCTACAACATCATTAACCAGCACATCAACGAGAATCCCAGTATTCGGGTCTCACGCACAGAGGAAACCGATGTCTTTGACATTTATTTGGGATACAGGTGTGATCCATTCGTCGAGAAACTCAGAGAAAAGGGATTTGAATCTTGGATGAAAACAATTACCAATAGACAAATTAATTTCTAATTAGATAGTAACAATATGTCTCAGCGACTTGGTATGGCCGACGGTCGATGCTTCACCGTGAATACATCTGCGCAACTTTTTAATAATTATGTGATGAAACAAAATGGCATCTCTTTCGAGGACAACTACTCGTACCGCCAGCTTCTCCAAAAGCAGGGACCGGGTCTCATGTCCAAGGTACAGGAGAAGCAGGGTAATAAAGATTGCAACAACTGTAACGTACCCCTTCTCAAAGTTCCCGATATTTACTGAGAGAAATCATGAAAAAAACTTTAAAACCTTCTTGTAGAATGTCAACATGTTCCATATGCCTCAATGAAGTCAAGGCGACGAGGACTAATCCTCCACTCCGTTGTGGACATACGTTTCATTCCCACTGTCTACAGGAGTGGACAAATAGAGGTAAGAACACTTGCCCCACATGTAGAAAGGTATTCGATGTTTCCCAATTTAAGATTATTGTTTCGATTCAGAACAATTACACAGCAGTGGCGAACTCGGTGTCATTGAATGAGGAATCTATTTTCACTGTAATGGATCTATTTGATTTAAATTTCGATGTAGAAACCCAACCAGATTTAGAGAGTATTCTTACTGACCTTGGGGTGAGTCTTGCCGACTTTGATTCCTCTATTTTTGACACAGAATGAGCTACAATACCTTTCATAGTTTAGACCTGGATAGTTTCGGGAAGCTTTTCGAGGATCTTTTATGACCTTTCCCTTCGCATCAGTCAGAAGTGGCCCAGTTGCCCACCCACGCTTGTGACTGAATACGTTCGCTTTAAAAATAATCCGCTTACCAACCCTGAATGTACCAGCCCTCTTTATCCGTGATTCAGGAATATTAAAGAACTTCGCCACAGACATGATAGTATCACCAGGCTTCACTTTGTATTCTATGACCCCATGTTGTTTATAAAAATGGAAGTCTCCTTGACGGATGTAATTGGTGGGTCTCCCAGGACACACAAACATCATGATTTTGTAGTACCCCTTTTTACATTTCTCATTCGGTCCAGCCTTGTAAACCTTTTTCGGGTTGTCTGATATGACGCGATTGGGGAGACCTGTGCAGTGAGTGTAGTTGTGGTTACCATTAGAAAGTCCAGACCGATCCCCAGGAATAGACTTCTGCCACCTATATGCCTCATAGTCACCAACAGCGTAGGCATAACAGTTGTTATTTCCTATGCCGGTCTTGGTGCCCCACATTCTATTTGTAAATTTATTTTCAGAACCACTCAGTGGTGGTCCCTTCATTTACAATTGCAACAGAAAAAAATATCCACATATAATAAATGATTCAGGAAGTTACCAAATCTCAAACCAAATCCGATGCGCTCACCGAGTTCCTCATGTTTGTACTCGTCATTCTCATTAGCACCTTCCTCCTTCGCCTCGTGTGGAACCGTTCCCTCGTGAAGCACATCACCGTGCTCAAGCCCATCAACACCATGCTTGATGCTTTCACCCTCTCCATCGCTCTGGCTGTGGTTCGTGGTATTTAAACTTCACTGTACCCAACGGTCTTCTCACCATCAGGGCTAACTAGGGTGGGGTAGGCATTCATCCCCTTGCACCCCTCCTTGTCGCAATCGACAAAGGTGTGGGGCTTTCCACTTTTCTTCATATAGTCCAACTGCTTTCGAGTCCAACCACAACCCATGGTCCCGAAAACAGTCCATTTCTTGCCGTCCTCTACGGGTGCCTGACCAGTTCGCATGAGAATGATAACATCAACGATCGCGAGGATGATGAGAGCAAACATATTTTATTATAGGTAAATATTAAAATGACATCGACTGTACTGTCTATTGGAAACAAGAACGTCACGCTCAAATACACCAGGAAAATGCCCCGTGGTGAAGTTGAACGGATGAAATCATTCGTCACTAAGAATGGTGAGAAACTCGTCAAGACTTCAAAGTTTAAGATACTCTCTGAAGT